AAAGCCCCTGCTCTGTCGTGTTCATGGTCTTCCCTTCCTAGTCGATGTGTCTGCGCTACACCGCGAACGTAGCACGCCGGACACATCGCTGTCAAGACCCTGCCGCGAGATCGCCTGCGAGGTAGTCCTCATGCACACCATCTGCAAGGACACCGACGTCTACCTACGTGGTGCTGATGGAGCGATCCGCACACCACTGACCGTGGAGCAGATCGCAGACCGAATGCGGGACGTAGCCGACATGGACCAGGCTGTGTGCTTCAACCGTCTCTCACTGGATGACGACAGACCCGATGCGTTGGTGAGGCCGGCGGCGATAGACGCACTCGTGCCAGCGAGTAGAGACGACGACGACTGATCGTCACCCACTCTGCACAGCTACGCGAGACTAATGCGCACCGATGGCACTCCCCTACCACCCCAGGGGGGCATCAGTAAACATCGGCACGTCCACGCCTGGCGACTAGATGATTTTGTTGCGTACGCTTCAGAGGGTGTTCAAACCCGCGTGCGTTCTGTCACGAACTGACAGCAATACTCCTGCACGGACGCGGGCTGGGTCGGCACGAACGCTGACCTGAACAGCGAGGAACAGGAGCGACCCAATGCGTCTCCGTAGTGTACTAGCGGGGGCGGCGGTGGCGCTCTCGCTCGCAGCGCCGGCCCCTGCGTCAGCGCATCGGTCCCACTGGCATCGGCCACACGCCCACGCGGCGTCGTGTAGCTCGGCCCAGGACCGGCTCAGCGCCAACAAGGCAGCCGTCGAAGTCACCTGCCTGCCCTACGGCACGTCACACATCGGCGTTGCCTACATGCCGTCGCTCAGCTCCGGCAGCTCGGCGGTCAAATACTTCAGCGTCTCCACCTCGACGCGCACGATCAGGACGCCGAACAGCGCCGATCCCGTGCTCGACGTGCAGGCGTGGGCCTCCTCTCGGCCCATCGGGTCCTGGGCGGGTCGCAAGCAGACCGTCCCGGGCGGCGTGACGCCTCCTCCGCCCCCTCCGGCACCGGAACCGACTCCCGTTCCCATTCCGACGCCGCTCCCGGAACCTACGCCTATCCCGGCCCCCTCAACGCTCGCGCTCGGCATCAACGCTGGCGGGTGGGGTGCCTCGACCGAAGTGCCGGACATCCTGCGCCTCGGCGGCGTTGTGCGCCTGGACAGCCCCTCGGGCAGCCTCGCGGCGTACGAATCGAAGGGCATCCGTGTCATCGCGGACCTCTCCGGCCCGTACGACCACACGAACGGCGTCAGCGGCGTCAACGTCGCAGCCTACGTCGAACGGGTGCTCGCGCTCGTGCGCTCGAACCCGAGTCTCTACGCGGTCGAGGTGTTGAACGAGCCTGGCGGCAACTGGTTCTGGGGTGAACACTCCGAATCGCCAGCCAACAGGGAATCCTACGCGCACCTCCTGATCGACGTTCACACCGCGCTCGTGGCGAACTTCGGCTCTCACAGGCCGCTGGAGCTGTGCTCCTTCGACGGAGGGCATCTGGACTCGGACGCCTGGGGTGAAGCCTGGGAGCGGGTCCCTGGGGCGCTGGAAGCCTGCGACGGGGTCACCAACCATCCCTACGGCGGGACGGGCGAACGCTCGAAGGCCATCCTCGGCCGGCGCAGCTCGGTCGAACGTACCGAGGAACTGACCCACAAGCCGGTGTTCATCACCGAGGTCGGTTTCCCGACCGCCGGACCGACCAGCGACAGCCTGAAGTACACCGAAGCCGAACAGGCCCAGGCGTGCACGGGGTTCGTCTCCTGGGCGCGCTCGACTGGCTACGTGGCTGCCGTCACGTTCTTCGGCTACCGCGACGAAAAGGAAGGCGGCGGATACGGCGTCGAGACGCACTCCGGCGCCCACAAGCTCGCCTACGCCGCTCTCGAAGCGGCCTCTCACTAGGAGGACGACATGCTGGGACGCCTGCTCTGCCACTTCCACTTCCATCAGTTCGAGATGCGCCGGAACCGCGTCTCGCTGTGGGAGGAGTGCCGCCGCTGTAAGATGCGCGGCTGGTCGGGTAGGCGTCTCCGTCCCGAGGTGCCTCGATGACCGTCTGGACGCTCACAGAGAGCCTTCAGCCGTGCGTTAGGCGTCCCCTGAGGCGCTTCCTACTGGTAGCGCTTGTCGCGCCCTCCGTCGCCGTCTACCTGGCGCAGGAGCTCCCGGGCTTCATCCGCGAGTCCGTCACCGAATTCCGTGGCCTCTGGAGGGAAGCATGAGACAGCGCATCGCACGACTGCTTCGCCGCCTCGCGGATTGCACGTCGCCGCCTAAGTCGGTCACCCTCGTCGTTCGCTGTGACGCGGAGCCGATGCTGCGCGAGCTGCGCCGCGTCGAGCGCGCGATCAACTCCCTGCCCCCGGTCAGGGTCAGCACCGTACTTGACGACGCTGAGCTGTCGAGGCGAGGGCTGTGAACGAAGACCACCCGGGTATCGTCGCCGGAGACGACTACCTGGCCGCCGATGGCCGCTCGCTGACGTGGTATTGCCCCGAGGCGCCCGATCTCGCGGGCGCCACGCTGGAGTTGGTCATCGGCTTCCACAACCCGGACATCCATGTCGCCCTGCCAATCTCCTGGACCGGCACGATGCCCACGGGGGCGCCAACTCACGTCGCGCACCTCGACGTCACGCACGAGCAGACTCGCGCCGTGCCTGCCGGCTGCTACGACTACTCGCTGCGCGCCACGCTGACTGACTCGTCGGTCGTGACCATCGCAGAGGGACAGCTCACTGTCCAGGCGGAACCGGGCACCACGCAGCTCATCCCCATCGTCTAAGGGGTCGCCATGACCTTCTCACCGGGGATCGTCCCCGTCAGGGTTCACTTCGAGGCCAAGCGGGGCTTCACCTTCCGCGCGAAGGTCGAATTCTTCAAGGACACCGCGAAGACCGAACCTCTCGACCTCAATAGCTACACGCCGAAGCTGGAATTTGAGGGCTATCTCACCCTCGAAACCGGCAACGGCGGCCTCGTGATCGGGGGCGCGGGCGGCAATGTCCTCGAAATCGTGCTCACGCGCGAACAGACCGAAGACGCGCCGAGCGCGCTCCACGAGTTCACGTTCGCCCTCGAAGAAGAAACGGACGCCGTCCCGCCGTTCGACGGGCACTTCACCTTCACGAAACGGATCGGAGCCTAAATGGGCGCCTTCACAGGCGAGGCCAAGAACGAACAGATGAAAAAGGCGGGCGAACTCGCCAAATTCGTCGGCGTTGGCGGCAGTACGACCATCAGCCCGGAAGCCTCGGCGGCCGGCTCAAAATTCAAAAAGACAGCGCACGGTCTGGCAAACGGCACCATCCTGGTCCCGACCTCGCTCAGCGGGGGCGCCGGCCTGGTTTCAGGCCGCGTCTACCGGGTCGTCAATGCCACGGCCAACGAATTTGAACTCTCCGTGACCTCTGGTGGCGCGGCGGAGTCTTGGACCACGACGCTGGAAGCCGCCTCCGTGTTCGCGGTCATCACTGAGCACACGGGCGCGAAAACGAAACGGAAAGCCACGAGCTTCGGCGCTCCGAGTAAAGGCGTTGTTGTTGACTCGACGGCTCACGAAATCGAAATGTCGGGCACCGTAACGGTTAGGTGGGCGCTCTACTTCACCGAAGAAACGGCCGGCACGTTGATAGCCGTCTCCGAAGTGACCGAAAAGCCTCTGTCCGAAGCCGACATCTACAGGCTGACCGAAGGGAAGCTGGAAGAGAACGGCCTGGCGTAGGAGGAACCCGTGCCCGAAGAAACGCTGGTCCTCCGCCCGACCGCGAACGGGACGGTCAACGCCTGGACCCCCAAGGGCGCGCTCGAAGCGTGGCAGGAAGTCGCGCAAGAAGCGACCGAACCCGCCGAACCGCTGACGTCGCGTGGCATCGTGTCCCCGGCAGAAGCGAACAGAGGTCAGAGCATTCACTTCCGCTGGCCCGAACTCGGCGCCGGGGACAAGATCGTCTCGGCCGTTGTTCACTTCAACGGGAACTGGACAACGAAATTCCGGATCAATGCCTCGGACTCGACCGGCTTTGGCATCACGGAAAGCGAAATCGAAGCGAGCACGGGCACGCACCTCCATTGGGCGAACGGTGAAACGCTCTGGATCAATCTCAAAGGCGCGACTGGCGTCTTCCCTTGGACGCCCTGGTCGCTGGCCCAGCTCGAAAAACTCAGCGGCGCCACCGGGAACTTCCAGCTCACGTTCATCACCGGCAAAGCCTCCGTCACGGAAGTCTACGAGACGTACGTCGTTGTCAAAGTCCAGCGGGCCGAATCCGGCAAAACGGTCGGGGAAGGCTCGGCGGTTATTACCGGCGGCGCGGGTAGCTCTGGCAAGGGCATCAAGGTCGCACGCGGCCAGGCTCTCATAGCCTCCGGTGCCCGCGCCATTGACTCGGGCAAGGCCATTGCCGTCGGGCAGGCGCTCGTCCAGGCGGGCGCGCGCTTCCTTCCGGCGGGCAGCGCCATTGTGCTCGGGTCCGCTACGGTGACGGGCGGCGGCGTCGTTGCCGATTCGGCGGGCCGCCTCACGGGGGAAGGCTCCCCCATTGCGCGGGGCGGCGCTCGGGTCCTCACGGCCGGCGTCGCAATCCGCACGGACGCCGCTCGCGTCCAGTCCGGCAGCGCGGCCAGCACGAAGGGGCACGTCATCGTTCACGGCGACGCGCTTGTCACCGTCGGTGGCCAGTCGGCTACTACCGCGCTCGTCGTCACGGGTGGCGTTGCCATCGTCCGAGGCGGCGCTCGTGTCACCACGGCCGGGGGTGTGGCCCCCAGCGGTCCCCCGCCGCCCGTCTACGTGACGGTTCGGCCGCCCATGCCGATGAGCCTCACCGTCGAGTACCCCCGAGCACTTCCGCTCACGATCACTCCCTAGCTCCGAGGAGGGCGCGATGCCCGCTCCGGTAAAGCACCCTTCGGTCCGCGCGAGGCGGAATCAGCCGAACGTGACAAAAGAGATCACGCGCGTTGACTTCGAGAAGCCCCAGCTCCCGACTCGCTATGTCGTGGATAAGGACTCGGGGGAGCGCATCGAGAAGGACTGGCACCCCAACGCCGTCGCCGTCTGGAACTCCATCTGGGATTCCGAGATGGCGGATGAGTTCTTCCGCGTGGACATCGGCACGTTCATTCGCCTGCTCGACCTGGAAACGAAGTATTGGGAGAGGTCGGAGCGTGACGAACGGGGAATCGTCACCCTCAACGAACAGATAAACGCGATCATCAAGGAGGCGGGCCTCACCGTCATGAGGCGCCGGGTCCTCGGGTGGGTGGTCGCACAGACCGACGAGTCTGAAGCCCGGGCGGCGGCCGTGCGCCGCGCACCGCAGCGTCCCCTCGACGTTGGTGATGTGACGGTACCCGAGCCGGTCTTGGAGCTTCCTCCTGGCGCTGTCCAGGAAGACCCTGACGACCTTTTCGCCTAGATGGGTGTCTTCTCGATCCCCGGCAAGGGGCAGGGAACGGGCGTCACGCTCGGACCGCAGGTGCGCGCGTGGATGGAGTTCAACCTCGTCCACGGCCCCGGCGATGTCCGAGGTGAGCGCTACTCGCTGGACAAGGAAAAGAGCCTAGTCCTCAGCCGCGCCTACGAAATCTGGCTCAAGGGTCAGAAGGACCGTGACGGCAAAGAGATCGGTGGCCGGCGCCGCTTCAAGCGTGTCGCCCTCTCCGTCCGAAAGGGCTGGGCTAAGACCGAGTTCGCGGCTGCGGTCGCGGGCGCCGAGCTTCACCCCGACGCGCCCGTGCGCTTCGACTTCTGGGCGCAGGGCGGCGAGTGCTCGGTGTGGGACCACCATCACGATCCCGAGACGTGCCCGTGCGCAATGGGTGACGCCGGGGTCGGTCCGTGGGTCTACCGTCCTGGTGAACCCATCGGGAAAGGGGTCAAGGACCCCTACATTCCGATGGTCGCCTTCACGGCGGAGCAGTCTGAAGAGTTGGCGTACTCGGCTCTGAAGGTGATGCTCGAAGAGGGTCAGGTCGGAGACGCCTTCGACATCGGCAACGAACGGATCGTGGTCCTCGACGCCGCCGGTCGTGCCGCTGGCCGCGCCGTGGCGCTCGCCTCCTCACCGAACGCACGAGACGGCGCGCGCACCACCTTCCAGGTCTTCGATGAGACGCACCGCATGGTGCTGGAAAACCTCGTCAAAGCGCATCAGACGATGCTCGCCAACATCCCCAAGCGCTACGCAGCCGATGCGTGGACGCTGGAGATCACCACTGCGTACGAGCCGGGGCTCGGCTCCGTAGCCGAGGGCACGATGGAATACGCCCGCGCGGTGGCCGAGGGGAAAATCGAAGACTCGCGCCTCTTCTTCTATCACCGCCAAGCGGACGACAAGTGGAAGCTGCGCAACGAGAAAAACGAACCCCTCGTAGAAAACATGCGCGAAGCGGTCATCGAAGCCTCCGGGCTGGCCGCCTCGTGGATCGACATTGACGGGATTGTCGAGCTGGGCCTCGACCCGCAGAACCCTCCGGAGTATTGGGAGCGGGTGTGGCTCAACCGGCCGGTCCAGCAGTCGGGGCAGGCGTTCCCGATGGACCGTGTTGACAACCTCGTCGTCCCGAAGAAGCGCGTGCTCGTGGCTGGCACGGGCGCGCTCACCGGGAGGCCGCCGGAGTATTCGGACCAACTGTGGAAGCCGGAGCCGGGAGAGAAGATCGTCCTCGGCTTCGACGGCGCGCAGACCCGCGATACAACGGCCATCGTCGGAACGCACCTCGCTTCTGGCACGCAGTTCCTCGTCGGCGTATGGGCCAATCCCGGAACAGGTCGGGACTGGCGCGTAGACGGCCGCGAGGTCGATGAAGCGGTCAAGCTCGCCTTCGACCGCTGGGACGTGTGGCGGATGTACGCCGATCCCTACTATTGGGACACACACGTCGCGGATTGGGTAGCGAAATACCCACACCGAAAAGGTCCGGAACGCGGAAAGCCCCGGGTCTTCGAGTGGCCGACGAACGTCCACAAGCGCATGGCGCTCTCGCTAAAGGCGTACATCGCCTCGATGCGCGAGGGCACGTGGAAATTCGACGGCGATGAGAGATTCCGCTCTCACCTCGGGAACGCACGGAAGTACCCAATCCACATCCTCGATGAGGATGAGGTGAACCTGTACCTAGTCCGCAAGGAGAGGCCAGATTCACCGCTGAAGATCGACATTGCGATGGCCGGGTGCCTCTCTTGGGAGGCGTACCGAGACGCCCTCGCTGCCGGTATCCAGGCGTCATCGCGCCGGAGCCGACGCCCCGTGTCGATCATGTAGCTGCGCCGGACCCGATGGGCAGCCTCACGGCACGCCCTTGAAGCGCGCGCCGGGTTCCAGGCAGCGGACCGAGGGACCAACGGCGGGGACGCCCGCCGCCCTCGGTTTCTACGCCCGTCATTGGCGGGCTTCGAGGCGCTGGAGTCAGACCCACTACCAGCGGAGCACCGTGGTGACCTCTCGGAGGCGCCTAACGGGTCGCAAGAGGCGCGCAGCTCGGGGCTGCGCACACGCCGGTAGAGGTCGGGGCCGGCGGACCCTTCCACGATGGAGCGAGTCAATGGCCGATGCCACAGCTACCGCCGAAGCAGCGACGGCGCTGAAGTACCTGGAACACATGGACGGCCACCTCCGCGCTCGCCAGCCCGAGATCACGCTCTGGGAGCAGTATTTCGAGGGCTTCCATCGGATGCAGTTCGCCACTTCCCGTTTTCGGGCGACATTCGGCAACCTTTTCCGCGAGTTCGCTGACAATTGGTGCGCCCTCGTGGTGAACGCCAGCGTCGAGCGCCTGCACGTTGACGGCTTCCGCGCCGATTCCGGCGATGACGTCGTGAAGAACGTCATGGAAATCTGGCGTGACAACTACCTCGACTCTGACTCGCGCATCGCGCACACCGAGGCGGTCAAGCTTGGGGAGTCCTACCTACTTGTGGACCCCGACGGCAATAAAGCCGGCGACACTGAGTCTCCGCTCATTACCATTGAGCACCCCTCGCAGGCCATCGTCATGAAAGACCCGACGAACATGCGTCGTCGGCTCGCGGGCCTGAAAGAGTGGACGGACCCGACGACGGGTCGCGTCAACGCCACGGTGTACACGCCCAAGTGGACCTTCCGCTACCAGGCCACCGAGAAGGGCCACGAGGAGCACTCCTCGCTCAGCCCGAGCGGCCTCGCGTACCCGACGGACTACATGAACAGTCCCTCGTCGCAGGTGGGCGCCACCGAGGCGCGCTGGGAGGCGCGCGATGGCGTCGAGTTCGCCACCGAGAATAGGCTCAAACGAGTCTCCCTGATCCCCTTCCGGAATAACCCGACGCTGAAGACCGGCGGCACGTCGGATCTCGCCGTGGTTATCCCGATCCAGGACGCGATCAACAAGCTCGTGTCGGACATGATAATCGCGTCCGAGTTCGCGTCGTTCGCCCAGCGCTGGGCCACCGGCATCGAAATCCCGAAGGACGCGAGGACCGGCCAGCCGATCAACACGGAGGCGTTCCTTGCGAGCGCCGGCCGGATCTGGGCCTCCGAGGATGAGAACGCCAAGTTCGGCCAGTTCGAGGCGTCTGATCTCGGAAACTACGTCAAGGCGATCGAGATGCTGATTCAGCACCTCGCAGCCCTGACCAGGACCCCCCCGCACTACCTCCTCGGCCAGTCCGGGAACTTCCCCTCCGGGGACTCCCTCACGGCGACGGAGACGGGTCTGACGGCCAAGACGACGGCCAAGACGGTGGACTTCGGTCCGACTTGGGAGGAGGGCATGTTCCTCGGCCAGCAGGCCAAGGGCACCGCCTCCCCGCAGACCGTTCACGCCCTGTGGCGCGACCCGGAGCAGCGCATCCGCTCGCAGCGCATTGATGGCGCGGTGAAGATGAGCACGCTCGGTGTCCCGCAGGACGTCCTCTGGCGTGAGATGGGCTTCACCCCGGAAGAAATTGAACGGATGCACGAGGAAAAGAAGAAAATGGGCCAGGACCCGAACTCCACGGAGTTCGGTGTCAGGCCGGCCGAGCTCGAAAAGGGTGAAGGCCCCGAGGGCAACCTCAAACAGCAGACGGCCGCCACGCAGGCGGCCCGCGTCGCGCGTCAGGCGTAACGCTCACATCAAGCTCGCGCCTCGTGCGCGTAGGAGGTATTACCGCGATGGCTACCCCCGCCCCCGAGGCTGCGCCCTCGGCCGGGACTGCGCTGGAGGCTGCCCTTGGCGACGGCGCTCCCGCTGCTCCGGCGGCTTCCGCTGAGCCGGCTCCGGCCGCTCCGGCCGAGCCTGCCGCCCCCACCCCCGAGGCGCCCGCTGCGCCAGCCGCTCCGGCGGCCCCGGCCGAGCCTGCCGCGCCCGCAGCTCCCGCCGAGCCTGAGGTTCCCGACGACGACGAGGTTGACCCCGCGATTCTCGCGGCGGCCGAGAACCCCGACGCCGTTGACAACCTCATCAAACAGGAACGCAAAGCCGCCCGCGAGGCTAACGCCCGCGCTCGTGCGGCCGAAGCTGACAAGCGTGCAAAAGAGGAAGCCGAGCGCCCCGCTGAGGAGCGCATCGCCTCCGCAACGGAAGCCCGCGAGGCTGCCGAACTGCGCGCCACGAAGATCGAAGTCGCCGTCGCGGCCGGTCTTCCTCTCGACTTCGCAGATCGGCTCAAAGGTGACGACCGCGCTGCCCTGGAGGCGGACGCCGAGACACTGAAGCCGTTTGCGAGCGCCGCATCGTCGGCGCCCACGGCGCCGCCCGACGGTGGCACGCGCCCCACTCCCCCGGCTACGCCGGACCCGGTCAAGGATCACAACGGGTTCGTCGCCAGCCTCCTCGCTGGTTCACAGGCCGCGCGCCAGTAGCCACGCGAGGGAAAGGCGTGCGACGCGCCTAAGCCAACCGTTTACCCAAAGGAAGGTAAATGACCAACTTCGCTCCCCTTTCCGGGGCGGCAAATGCCTCGGGTGGCTACCTCCTGCCCCCGGAGCAGGGCGAGATTCTGGTCAACGGCCTCCTGGTTGAGACTGGTGCAATCCAGCTCGCCGGGGACGCTCGTGCCACGACCTCGCGCAAGACCAACTTCCCGATCTGGCTCGGTCGTCCGACCGCCGGTCCCGTCGGTGAGGGTGGCAAAAAGCCTGTGACGGGTGCTGGCTTCGGTCAGACCACCATGAACGTCAAGAAGTTCGCGTCCATCGTCCTCTTCACGGACGAGCAGATCGCGGACCTCCAGAACGGCGACCTCAACGTCCTCGTGGACGCGGGTGTCCGTCAGGCGCTCAGCCTCTCCATCGACGCTCACGCCGTCGGTGCCGAAGAAGGCGTCAAGGTGGCCGGCAGCTCGGTCTTCGACTCGAACCTGCTCGGCGCCCCCATCGCTCCGGCCAAATCCAGCGAATCGGTGACGACCAACACGGGCGCCGCCGAAGGCATCATCATCCCGAAAGAAGCGGAAGCGCAGAAGCAGGGCATGGCGGTCCAGGCCGCTGTCTCCGCCGCGCTCGGGAAGCTGGAGGCCAACGGTTACGGCAACCCGGCCGACATCGGAATCCTGCTCGGCTTCGGCTTCCAGCAGACGTTCCGTGACGCCCGAGACAACCAGAACCGCCCGCTCTACGACGGTGGCACCTACGCCGGCCAGAGCATCGACCCCCTCTACACGCTCACCCGTGGTCACTCGACCAACCTCGTGAGCGCTGCGGCTGCGGAACCGGCTCTGGAATGCTCGTTCACCTCGGGCAGCCCGAAAGTGTCGATCACCACGCGCGGCACCGCTGCGCTGTCGGTCGGCCAGCCGATTACCCTGGCGGGCAAAATCCCGGCCAACTCGGTCATCCGCGCCATCGTCGGTAAACCCGGCGCTGAGACGGAAATCGAACTTGGCAAATGGGAAAACGGCGCCATCGTCGCCGTGAACGCGGAAGCGACCGCCGCCGGCACCGCCAAACTGAAGCGTCAGGTTGGCTGCCTGGTTCACCGTCCGAACATTCACGTTCGTCTGCGCAGCGACATCGAAGTGCGCGTCTCCAACGAGGCGAGCATCGAAATCGCTCCCGGCGAAACCGTGAACCTGTTTGAACAGAACCTCCACGCGATCCTGTACGAGACGCGCCTCGGCTACATGGTCCACGACCAGGGCCGCTGCATCGTCCCGCTGTACTTCTAGGACGCGCATGTCTGAGGAGGCTACGCCCACGGACCCGGCTCCGGCCGGGTCCCCTCAGGCCCCGGAGACTCCCGTGCAGGACCCCGCTCCCGTTGTGGAGACGCAGCCCGTCGAGCCGGCCCCCGCGCCCGCTGACGATGCTGTCCAGGTCCCGCCGCCCTCCGAGGCAGAGCTGGCCAAACTGGCAGAGGAGAACGATGACAGCACGGAGACGCCTCCTGAGGCGCCGCCTGAGGTCCACGATCTACTCCAGGATGCGGACACAGCTCGCGCCGAGGCCGAGCGCATCGAGGCCCTGGTCAACGTCACCGTTCCGACGGTGCAGCGACCTGTCGGTGCCGCTAGCTACGAGTTCGTGAAGTACGAGCCGGACAGCGCTCTGGCTGGCCCGCACTTCATCCAGGTTCGGAAGGACTAGACACAGATGGACGCCACCAAGCAGCAGCTATTCCCCGGTGGCCGTCTCGTCTACGTCGAGAGCTTGCTGGGGCGCCTTCTACGGCGCCCCACGCAGGTTCAACCCGGCGGCGGCGACACGGAGCAGTGGATGCGGGTGACAGCCCTTCAGACCGAAGGCAAACCCATCGGCTTCTCCACCTTCCGCCCCGCAGACCTCACCGGCCGACGGCCGGCGTGGTACGAATTCGCCAACGACGTTGGTGACATTGACACCGCTCCGGTCGGAATCCCGATGGGGCCGCGTCACTTCAAAGCTTTCTAGGGAGTCACAATGAAGTGGACCCCGACGCTGGAGGCGGTCGCAGCTCGCATCAGCGCGCGCACGCGCATGGACAACGGCGAGCTTGCTGGCACCTTCAACAGCGAAACAGAGCCGACCGACGAGCAGGTAATCGAGGTCATCAAGCAGGCCGTGGACTTCCTCGCGCTACGCCTCGGACCGATGGCCGACCGTCTCGAACCGCAGGCCCGCGCGCTCGCAGCGCTGCGCGCTGCATACATGGTCGAGCTTTCCTTCTTCCCGGAGCAGGCGGAGACGGGCATGTCCCCGTACAACGCGCTCCGCACGGAGTTCAAAGACGCCCTCTGCGACTACGACGAGACGGCGCGCGGCCTGGAGCCGAACGACCAGAGCGCGCACCTTCACTCGATCAAGGTCCAGACCGAATACCCCGGGTACGCGCTGGAGACGTACTAGGCGATGGCGAAACCGTCAGCGTTTCGCGCCCACATCGAAGTCAACGGCGACGCACAGGCGGCCTTTCTCGTGAAGCGGATCGGGGAACGCGCGCGTAACACGCTCCCGTTGATGGAGGAGCTGGTCCCGCTGCTCCAGAAACAGCAGCAGGCCCGCGTCGAGACGTACCCGTACAGGCCCCTCGAAGACTCGACGGCCGAACGCAAGGAGAAGGAAGGCGAGATCCCCGAGCTTTTCCGGGATGAGCGCCGCCGAATCCGGTGCGAGGACACGCGCGACCGCGATGCGCTCTACCGCGCGCTGACGCAGGTGTCGGCACCGGGGCAGCTAAAGCACGCGACGCGCACGACCGCCACGTTCGGCCTCCAGTCCGCCGGCCAAGGGCCGTTCTTCTACGCCCGGTTCGTCCAGAACGTGAAGGGCAACAAACGGCGCATTCTGGCGATCAGCACCGACGACGCCATGATAATCACCGGCTTCATCGAGTGGTACATCATGGGATCGACGTCTGTCGAGCGCATGGGGATGGTCGGTAAAGGCCAGGGAGGGAAGTGGAAGTGAGCGATCTCTCCACCTACGGGTCCCTAGTCCTCATCCCTGAGGTCGAGGACTCGCTCGAAGCGACCTTGAAGGAATGGATACCGTACTACGCCGCGTACGTCTCGCGGAAAGCGGGTAAACCCGGCTTCCTTCCGGACCCGAAGTCCTACGTCGCCACCTCTGACTTCGATCACTTCCCCGAAGAGAAGTGCCCAGCGGTTCTCCTGGAGTGCGGGGAGATCATGAACCCCATCGCGGACGGCAGGCGCGAATACCGCGCCACGTTCCCGCTCCGAGTCGGCATCTTTGTCGAGTCCAAGAATCGTGACGCGACCGAGCGTCTAGCAAAGCTCTACGAGGGCGCCATCAGGCAGCTCATCCTTCACCGGGGTTCCCTCGGTCACAAAGGTTGGGCGACGATCTGGAAGGCGACCAAGATCAACCCCGAGGTCGCCAACCGCTCGCAGCGGACCATCGCCTCGGCCGAGATTCACTTCAGCACCGAAGTACGCGGCGCTGCTCAGCGCCTCGGCGGACCCGTCAGCACCGAAGGGCTGCCGAACCCGAAAACGGAACCCGGTCAGGAAGCGCCTGCACCGCACACCGTTCAACGAGTGGACATCGCCGTCCGCTCCCGCACCTCGCAGTAAGAGGAGACACATGGACTACCGCTATGTAGCGGGACACGTGGACGTCCAGGGCGACCAGCTCGTTGCCTACGGCGACGTCATTGCCGACCCGGATCAGCGACTGATCGACAACGGATTCGTGATCCCCGTGGTGGAGGAAGCGCCGGCCGAGCCGGAAGCCCCTGCCCCCGCCGCTCCCGAGGCGCCAGTCGAGGCGCCCGCCACCACCGACGACGTAAAGGAGCCTGCCGCCGATGAGGCCGGGAACTAACGTCCAGGGGTCCACGGCCCTGCCGCCGCTGACCCCCGCAACTGAAACCGGCACGTGGTTTGCCATCGGCCCGACGGCCACCGGCCCCACCACGCCGTACACGTGCAGGAGCTTCGCGCAGTTCCAGAAGGTGTTTGGCCCGCGTATCAGCTCGATCAACTTCGCGGCCACCTTCTACGACTCCATCGAAGCGTTCTTCCTACGGGGCGGCTCTGAGGTCGTCATCCTGCGCTTCCAGGGCGCGACCGCGAAAGCGGCGTCCATCGCCCTGAAAGACAGCGCCTCTGCCGAAACGATGGAAGTCAAGGCTTCCGGTTCCGGTACCACGCAGAACGGCTGGAAAGTCATCGTGGGCGGCGCCGAAGGTGCGTTCACTATCCAGGTCGTCAACGCGGCGGGGGAAGTGCTCGAATCGTCTCCGGTCTTCGCCACGAAGGCCGAAGCGGTCGCCTACTTCAAAGCCTCTCCATACGTGATCGTCAAAGAAGCTGGCGCGAGCACCAAATCGCCGGCCGCCGGTACCTTCTCGCTGGCCACAGGCACGGACGAAGCGCCGACTGCGAGCAAGCCCAACGTCGAAGCCCAGGTCGCTCTCCTGCCCGAAGAACTCGGGCCGGGTCAGGTGTCCATCCCTGGTATCACCGCGACGGAAGCCATCGAAGGTCTGTACACGGCCGCCGCCAAGGCGTTCGCTACGGGCGTCAAGCGCGTGGCTGTGGCCGACGCGCCGCTGCTCGCCTCGAAGTCCACGCTCGCCACCCTCGGCGGCGTCCTGAAGGGCCTTACGGCCGCCGTGCGCCAGCGTGGAGCCACCTACGCCGACTGGCAGCAGCTCCCGGCGCTCCAGGGCGCCTTCGGCGTCCGTGCCGTGCCCTGTAGCCCCTTCGTGGCTGCGTGCTGCGCGGTGAACGACTCCAAAGAGGGTCACGCCAACCAGGCGCCGGCCGGTCGCTGGGGCATCCTCTCGCCCGTCTCTGTCGGCCGCGAAGCGGTCAACTGGACGGCCAAGGAAGTCGAAGAACTCGCTGAAGCGGGCATCAACGTCACGCGCGTCGCGCTCGACGGCTCGATCCGCATTGCGGGCTTCCGTACGTCGGCTCCGTTCACCACGGAACCGCTGTACTACCAGTTCAACAACGCGCGCATCGACATGGCTGTCGAATGGAAAGCCAGCGCGGTTGCCGAAGACTACTTCGGCTCGGACATCGACGGGCAGGGCAAAGACGCGGGCGACTTCAAGTCCGACCTCGCGGCGATGCTGCTCCCGCTCTACGACAAAGGCGCCCTCTTCGGGGAAACCGCGAGCGACGCCTTCACCGTAGACACCGGCTCCGACATCAACACCCCCCAGACCGAGGAAGAAGGCGACCTCCTGGCCGTCATCGGACTCTGTCGCGCGAAGGGCGCGGAGATGGTCGGTATCAACATCACGCGCGTCTCCATGACGCAGGGGGTGTAGTAAGTGCCCGAAGTCAAGTACGGCTTTCGTGAGGATCTGTACGACGTCACCCTCACCATTGAAGCCGCGAATCAGACGTTCGTGATCCCGATTGACAAACAGTCGGGACTCGACGTCACCGCGAAGTCCACGAAGTACCGTCCGGTCAACGGCCTCGAAGAGGAACTGGAGCTGGGCGGCACGCGGAGCGTCAGCGAAGCCACGCTGACCGCGCTGTGGAGCACCGACGTCGAAGAAGCGCTCAACGTCCTGGTCAACTTCCCCGGCCGAGCGAACGTGAGCATCAAGAAGCAGGCGCTTGACGAGAACGGCTTTGCCTTCGGGAAAGTCCGCACCTACGTCGGCAAGCTCACCGGCTTCACGGACCCGCCGACGGATTCGCAGTCCGAAAAAGCGGCCGTTGCCGAGTTCAAGTGCTCGGTGAAATCGAACATCTCCATCCAGTAGGAGGATAGATGTCAGAGCAGTCCCCTGAGCCGGCGGTCGAGCCGTCGGTTCCCGCTGTATCCGCGACGGAGCAGACGATCTCCCCCGACTCGGGGGACGCTCGGTCCGTCCTCGCACAGGTTCGTGAGATCCGCTCTCACCTGGGCGCAGACGCGACGCCGCTCGACCTCCCTGTCCCGGGCTACGAGAACCTTGTGGTCCTCCGGTGCAAGTGGGTCCCCTACGAACGCTACGCCGAGCAGGCCGCGAGCCTCGAAAGCATCAGCAAGCCGGCCGCCCTCCAGGTGGCCGCTGCCGCTGACCTGATCGCGCTCGTGACCACCGAAGTTCTGCTCAACGTGAACGGCGAGCTGGAGCAGTTCCCCGACGCCAACGGCTCGGTCAACTTCTCCGATCCTCGCCTAGCTGACCTCCTTGGCTTCCCGGCCGTGAAGTCCGCGCGCGAAGCGGTGATGGCGGCGCTGAAGAATGACTACGCGGTGCTCAACACCGGCAACGAAGTCATCACCTGGCTCCAGGACACGAGCAAGAAGATCGGCCTGGAGCAGGCAAAAAACTAACTGACCGCGAGGACATCGAGGCGGTAGCCGAGGCAGCGCTTCTCGGCTTCAACCCGCTGGAACTCCTCACCACCGAGGACCCGGACATCCTCCTCGCGGTCGAAGCAGTCGTCAGTAGGGCCGTGGAGATGCGCGCCGTGCTGCATGAACATCTCGCCCGCGAGATCGCCGCTGCGGTCTGGGGGGCTTTCGAGTAGGAGCGCGTATGTCGCTGGAGGCTCAGGAGATCGCCGTTCGCGTCCGCCTGTTGGGCGGGACCGCGTTCGAGGCCGAAGCGGCGAAAGTCGGCGGCGCCATTGAGGGAATCGGCGCCGCCGGCAAGCGCATGAACAAGAAGATGGATGAGGAAGCCGCAGCCAACGGCGGCCTCCTGGGATTCCTGAATCGCGCTGGCGGGGCCATCGACGGACTCCAGGGGAAACTCAACACCTTCTCACGCAAGGCCACCGAGATCGGACGTCAGACGGCGATCATGAGCCTCGGCGCCGGCGCCCTCATCTACGGCTCCGTCAAAGAACGCGCGGAGTCCGAAGCTTACTTCACCCGTCTCGAAACGCAGGCTGGCGCGACGCACAAGCAGCGCGAAGCCCTCGAACGGGCTGCCCCGGCGTTCTCCAAACTCGGCATGTCCATCACCGAAGTCAGCAAGGGGCTGTACCCCCTTCAGTCTGACTTCAAAAACACGACGAAGGACATCGAAACGCTGAAGGCCGCCGCCGAGGGCGCGGCCATCGGCATGGCGAACCCCGAGAAAACGGCGACCGTCCTCACCTCCGCCTACCAGGCGAAGTTCAAGGACGTCCACTCGCCCCTCGAAATCATGAACCTGATGCTGCGGACCAGCGGTGAATCGAAAGCACCGTTCCCGTCCATCGTCTCGGCGTTCATGACCTCCCTTTTCCCCACCGTCAAATCGATGGGGATGCCGATGCGTGACACCCTAGCGGCCCTCGCCGGCATGTCGCGGCTCGGTAACGAACCTGACGCGATGGCCTCCCTCCTGCGTACAGCGCTCATCAAAGCGCAGACGCTCAAAGGGCAGGCCCTCACCGCCGCCAAGAAACTCGGCATCAACAGCGCCG